AGTACCAGTGCCACAACAGGTGCGTTGGTGGTAGTTGGAGGTGCAGGTATCAGCGGAAATGTGTATCATTCTGGATGGCATATTCCAACATCCAACGTATCACAAAATCTCGGAACAACAACCAGCTGGTGGGGCACCTTTTATGGGGTATCAACACAGGCCAAATATGCCGACTTGGCAGAAAACTATCAAGCCGATGCCGAATATGAACCGGGTACAGTATTGGTGTTTGGCGGTGATTACGAAGTAACTACCACAACAACTGACCACGATGAAAGAGCAGCAGGGGTTGTTTCTACAGACCCAGCTCACCTAATGAATGGTGGTTTGCAAGGTGCTAATGTAGTTGCTCTTGGACTAACTGGGCGTGTGCCCTGTCGTGTGCTGGGCCCAGTTAACAAAGGCACAGTTTTGGTCACAAGCACCATTCCCGGAGTGGCCCAAGCAATAGACAACAGTCAATTTAGACCAGGATGTGTACTGGGTAAATCGCTGGAATCTATAAATACTGATAGCATAGACACAATAGAAATTGTTGTCGGGAGATTCTAATGCAAAAATTACGACAGATATATAGAAGTTCTTACTCGGGAGAGTCAATTGTGACCAGTTTGACACTGGAAAATAATCAATGGATGCCCGAAACAGAAGCAGTCCAAAATCAAATTACCAACACTCACACCACTGGACAGGCTATTGCCATTGGCAACGGGGAAAGTCGTGTGGGATTTGATTTGACACATATTGCCAGACATCAAGGCGGTGTGTTGGCTGTGGATAAATTACAAAGTTATGGATGTAATGCACTATATAGAGATTTTACACCAGACTTTTTGGTTGCAACTGGCACTGACATAATTGCAGAATTGGCCAATTCCACATATGTAAACGATCATATTGTCTACACCAATGCTCAACATATTATAGAATACCCCGGTAAATTTTACTTAACTCCGCAAAATCCAGCATTTGATGCTGGTGCAACTGCCGCATATTTGGCCTGCTTTGACGGGCACACACGAGTGTTCTTGTTGGGATACGATAGTGATCACGGAATGGGGCCTGTCAATAATGTTTACAAAGATACTGCAGGGTATGCACCTAGTACACAACAACAAGACAACGGAAAATTTTGGGCCAATACACTAACCATGGTGATAAAAACATATCCAGATGTGGATTTTGTACGTGTCATGCCCACGCAGAACTACTGGATGCATGAGGATTTGGCCAAGTTACCAAACTTAAGACAAGTTGATTTTAGAGGCTTTGTGTTAGAAGCTGATATATAAGCAAACACATGAATATAGCAAGTAAATTTTTGGCAGATCAAGCATATGGTGTGGGAACAGTGCTGGCCTTTGGCGGAGACAATGAGGTCACTCGGGCAGGTGGTAATTCTACCAACATGTGCGGAGTAGTCACTGATAGATCCGATTTAGTATTAAACAATTCATTAAGTGGAACAAACGTGGTAACAGTTGCCGTCATTGGGCGAGTAACATGTGAAGTGGTTGGGCCAATCAGCAAAGGCGATGTGTTGGTCATTGGCCCTAGTGGATGTCCACAAAGTGTTACCGCACTGTATGATTTTTTAAATGACCCACAGGCCCCTGGTACAATTATTGGTAGAGCAATAGATGAATGTGCTGGCGGATATCACACCATTAATATTTTTGTCAATATATCTTAATTTAAAATAGATTCCAACGTACGAATCTTCTTTTTAACAATATCAAAATTAAAACTTCTCCAAAGTCCAGGATGCATTGGCTTTGGATAATCATTCAATTCAACCCAACAGTATCCTCGATGTTCATCGTTTAGTTTTGGCACAAATTCTTCGTCCACGGTGACAAGGAATGTATAGTAGACAAATTTATGATTGTCTGCAGTGAATGTTTCTAATGGAATAAATTTTTTGTTAGTGTAGTCAACACAAATTTCTTCTCGTATTTCTCTTACCAATCCCCGTATTACAGTTTCGCCGGATTCAATTTTTCCGCCAACTATTCCCCATGACCCTGCATGTTTGCTCTTGTTACGCAATAAAAATAAGTAACGGTTAGTGGTCTTGGCGTAAATCAATGCACCAACGCCTTCGGTGTGATCAACTTCCATTACAGCACCAGACTCCACGATCCTGCTGAATACAATCCTTCGTAGCTTTTGGTCCACTCCTGACCAGTCCAACGATATTGCACCGTGGTTGTTAAATTGGACACATACTGTATTCCTGATTGAGCACTGTCAAAACTAACAGTCCAATAACTGCCGTTCCATTCAATGATGTCATTGGCATTGGCCACTAGATTTGTGCCACTTGTGCCTGCCCAAGCCGCTGCAGGCATGGAATTTACATCGCCAATTGGATTCAATATCAAATATCTTGTGCCAGTGGCAGGGGATAATATGTTACTGTCCACAGTGACATTGTATGGATCAATAATTGCTGTTACCGCAGTCAATGTATTTGCTGGCAAGGTGGCGTTAAATGGCGTAAACAGTAGTTGTGCATCATCAGTTGGGTCATATGCAACCGTGCCAACAATCTCATGTTGACCATCGGGGTATTCAAAAGTCAGTCTAACTTGACTAATGCCATTGGTCAATGGACCATATAAGTTTACCAAATCACGCCATTTTATTTTGGTACCATAGACATTGTTGCCGCTTTGACTGGCTGATTCTTTGTACAATATTAATTTATTGCCCAGCAATACAGTTTTGTAGTTCATGGGAGTAAATCGTTGTTGGAACATGAGTCCTTGAGCCGTAGTTAGGAATTCTGGGCTTACATCGCCAGTTGCATCGTACACGCTGGCAATGATTTGAGCAACAACTCCCATCTTCTTGACCTTGGCTGGTAAGGTGATCCAAATTGGCAATTCAAAGGTCAATGTGGCAATGTCAATGCTTTCATCTGATCCTGAAGGCACTGTTCTACTGCTGTAGGCAATGTCAGTTAGCAACACCACACTGAGACTGCTCCAATCAATGTAATTGTCTGTGCTTTGTATTTCCAATCCAGGATTGAACAAAGGTGTAATTTGTTCAATTAACTGATGTTTCTGTTCAGTGTTACTGGTCCATATGTCCAATTTCATGGTCAATTTGTACGGAGCGGGCATTAGTCGTTCAACGGTATAAATGCCATCTTGAGATTGTTGGTAAGTTTCTGATCCTGCATCGTAAGTGCGTTCGCGTACACGCATGATGCTTTCATGATAGGGATTTTGTACACGTTCTCGGTCATAGGACAATGCACTTATGTATGCGGCCATGGCAGGTACAGTATTCAAACTATTTTCACTGTTGTTACGCAATATCATGGCCGCTTGTCTGCTTACATCTCCGTAATAAACAGGCACAGTTTGCAGTGTGCGATTGCCATCAGTGTCCTTGCCAAATTCAACTTGAAAGTTTGACACCATGCGAATGAATTGTGTCACAAATCGACGAAGCTGGCCGTCGTAAACAAATTGTACTGCCATTAATTATCTGCCTTGGGTGTTAGTATCCGACTCAGTGGTTGCAACTCATTGTGAGTATGACCTTCTGCATCTGTGTATGTATTAGTGTTATTTACATATCCTGCACGTTGTGTCTTATTATCTGTGGCCCCTGGGGTCAAGTTGGTGCGTACACTGTCTTCAATCTTGGCCCAACGACTGCCTGAGAAGCGGAATAATCTATTGGGCAAGTAATCTAAACGCAAGAAATAGTCTCCCTGTCCAGGATTATCCGGGAAAGCAATACCAGATCCGGTGACCAATCCGTTGGGAGCAATGCCATCTCCTGTCAGGTATCCTTCTATTTTGCTTATTGGACTTCCAACACCAGTATCAGCACTGGGTGCAGTGTTGTCTGCTGTAATGATGTTGCTGTCTATAGTTACTGGATCACCTGATGGCCTTGTGCCATCTTCATTAGTTGGCATGGTGTAGAACTTGCTGGTATCGTATCCTGACTTTGGAACATCTAGTTCGGCTTGAGCAATAACAGCCTGATTGATGTTTAACATTGTATTGTAGGTACTGAGAATTTGACCCACTGGAGTGTTGGTATTGGGTCCAGCTTTGATCTTGTCCAAGATGTCTTTGTATTCTTGACTGTCCACTAATGGGTTGAGTTTGACACGCCATAGATGAGGCCACCAACTTGGGCCAAATCCTTCACTGGCAAAACTGGTATCGCCCACAACATAATAACGTTTCAGTGCCGCGGGCACATCTTCATTTAGTGCATCATAATCTTTTAAGTGCTCTAGCTCCAACACATCGCCGGACATTAGTTTACGACCCAATGTGTCTACCATGTCACGTAAATGGAACACCATAAAGATTGTGCCGGTTTGTAGGAACAGACCAAATTGGCTCAGATCAAAGTCTTGATCACCGCGTTGATAGATGCCACGCATTTTGTAAACATCTTGATCATACTTTCGATCTCTATTTTCAATCCACAGCAGATCTTGAATGTTCAGTTCACTTTGTGTGGTGTAATTGGGCTTGGTTGGATCAGTACTGCCTGTTTGTTCTATTGGTCCGAGATATTTGTTGACTAATATGCCAGTACCACCAAGTGTGAACATTTCGCTGATGCGTCGGTCCATGAACTTGTAATCGTTTGAGTGTCTGCCATCTTTCCATAAACTGAGCCTGCTCAAGATATTCCCCTGTAATTAACTATTTAATCCGTTTTATCGTATAATAGATACATATGCAAGAACACCACGAGGCACATAGTGTAAAGTTGGAACAACTGTTGAAGTCAGTTTCCTCTTCGTTGGACATACGTGCCCGTAGTACTTTGTACAAGTTCTATAAAAACTGTCGAGAAATTTACACAGAAATGGATAAAGAAATGGTGAATTGCAGACGCAGGGATAAATTAACACAAAAGTACACAGAATTGGAAGTCAAGTACGTAGAAGCTATTACTACATTTGAGCAATGGACAGTAATGGCCGCATTAATGTACTAAATTTGGATCAATAAATGAATGTGATGTTATAATACAGTTATGGAATACAAAATTGAAGCCACAAACACACGTACTCGCAAGTTTTTAGATGCCTTGATGCCATCAATGATTGGGCAATTGGGTCTAACTAACAGCAAGCGAGCAGTATTGGTCAAAGTCACAAGTGACACGCCCAATGATTTTCATGGTGCCACCATGCACATAGACTTTGCTGATTGCTACGTTATTTTGATTCGTCCACCCAAGCGTTTGACCGAAGTCAAACTGCTGGACATGGCAACAACATTGGCTCATGAAATGGTGCATGTGCGACAACTGGCCAAAGGCATGATGAAATTTTTGCCCAGAGAATCACGCATGTGGATGGGCAAAAAGTATACCAAAAAGACCAAGTATATAGATCAACCATGGGAACTAGATGCGTTTGCAAAACAAGAAATTGTTGTGAGACGAGCACTCGAGGACTAAATGTTTAATGTTATCAAGGAGTATGCATAATGGCAACAGTAGCAGGAATTAAGATTAAATCTAAGGCACCACGTGCTGCAAGGGTCGCATTTGCTGATGAGAAATACACAGGGCCCGAGCCTGAATGGCCACCCGAATCTGTGGATTGGGACAACGAAAAGTTCGATAGCCGTTTGCGTAAAAGCTTTTACTACTACAACTACTACTACAATCAAAAAGATTGCAAAAAGCATGTGATAGATTGGCTTCAAAAGAACAGCAAACTCAGCATTGACGAAGTTCGTGCGTTTAATCGTGCTGGTGATAGGCTGTTGCCCATGACAGTGTGTAGTTTGATCATGGCACATCGTGCAGGTATGACATTCCGTGGAAGGCACATTGAGTTTATCATCGACAGCGTACAGAATGTTATTGATAAAGCAGAGCCCGAAGAGTTGCCCAAAATAGCCACTGCCGAACAGGTTTACCATCGTCCCACAATTCAAGACAGATTAAATGAAAAAACCAGCGAGATCATTGGAGAGCTTGAGGGACATTATGATGAATGCATTGAAAATGTCAAAACATCATTCAAACCCTATGACTTTTTAGTTGCCAACAACGTGGTTCAGAGTCAATTGAACAAATACGAAGATTTGTACATGAGACGCAAAGCTGAACTTGAACTGGCTCAAAGTCGAACTGATGAACAAGTACGAGAAGGCTACAGTCATTACAAGGCTGCTGACTTTAAACGCATGACAGGATGGATCAATGACCTACTTACAGCAATCGAACAGTACCGCGGAGTCAAAAAAGCGACTAAGAAAGCTCGTGTTAAGAAGGCTCCTAGTAAAGAAAAGCAGGTTGCAAAGCTCAAGTACGCAAAAGAGGATAAGACTCTCAAGATCGTGTCAATCAATCCTGCAGACATTGTTGGATCCACAGAGCTTTGGGTCTATAACGTCAAGACCAGGAAACTTGGTAAGTATATCTCGGCAGAATATCAAACATTGGGCGTCAAGGGCACCAGCATTACAGGCTACAACACTGATAAAAGCACCAGTAAGACGCTACGTAAGCCCGAAGACAAGCTCAAAGAGTTTGCCAAAGCCAGCAAAGTACAGTTACGCAAGTTCTTGGATGATATCAAAGCAACCGAAACTAAATTAAACGGGCGTATTGGTATAGATGTAGTTCTACTCAGGGTTGCGTAACGAACCAGCATAAATATTGGATATAGGAATAGTATGGCAACCACGTATCCAAATACCCCAACACAAGAAACAGGCTTTGATGCTCACGAAAACTTTGGAGCTAAAAGCCTGTTTGATCCGGCTACAGGTACCGGAGCAGGACATATTGCATATGATCCAACGGACTATACTACCAGTGATGCCCAAAGAGCCGCCATTACTGACTATGTGCGTATGCGTTTAGGAGATGGATTAGTTGATGTTGAATTAGAAAATGAACATTATGCTATGGCCATTAAACAATCACTGGTAAAGTATCGCCAGCGGGCACAAAACTCAGTGGAAGAAAGTTATGCTCATTTACAATTAATGCCAGAAACACAAGAGTACATCCTACCAAGCGAAGTGCAAACAGTAAGAGCTATTTTCCGTCGTGGTATTGGCAGTGTAACTGGAACAACAGCAAGCCAATTTGAACCATTTGCGTCAGGATACTTAAACACTTACATGTTGACTGCAGGACGTGTAGGTGGGTTAGTAAATTATGAGCTATTTGTAAGTTATCAAAAATTGGCCATGACCATGTTTGGTGGTTACATGAACTTTACATTTAATCCAGTTACTAAAAAGCTAACGGTTGTGCGTAAAATGCCATATCAAGGACACAATCCTCCGTTAGACCAACAGGAATCAGTGTTGCTTTGGATATACAACATCAAACCAGATCAGATGTTGCTAAACGATACATATGCATTTCCTTGGTTACAGGAATATTCCTACAGTTTCAGTAAGATGTTATTAGGACAGGCCTACAGCAAGTTTAGTCAGATCACTGGCCCACAGGGCGGCACACAATTAAATGGTGCAGCCATGGTGGCAGAAGCCAAAGAAGAAATGATCAAGCTGGAAGAGGACTTAAAAACCTATGTTGATGGATCACAGCCCTTGACTTGGATAACAGGTTAATGTTAAAATTGCCCCGCAAGGGGCTTTTTTATGATTATAGGAATTTGTGGGTTTATTGGCAGTGGCAAAGACACTGCTGCTGACTATCTAGTGAACTTTCATGGATATAGACGGGAAAGTTTTGCAGCCAGTCTCAAAGATGCAGTGGCTCATGTGTTTGGATGGGACAGAACCATGCTGGAAGGCAGAACTGCTGAAAGTCGTGCCTGGCGTGAACAGCCAGATGAATGGTGGAGCAATCGCCTGGGCCGAGATATAACTCCTAGATATATACTACAATATTGGGGCACTGAAGTTATTCGACAAGGATTCCATGATGACATGTGGATTGCCAGCTTGGAAAACAAGATACGTGCCAGCAGAGACAACATTGTCATAACAGATTGTCGTTTCCCCAACGAAATATCAGGTCTTAAACAGCAAGGTGGCAAAATTATTTGGATACAACGTGGAATTACTCCTCATTGGTATGATATTGCAGCTCAAGCAAACCGTGGCAGCGTAAATGCCACAGCCTGGTTAGCTGAAAACAACATTCACTCCAGCGAAACCAGCTGGGCCGGCACTGATTTTGACGCCATCATTGACAACGATGGCACAATTGATAACTTGTATCAACAACTCAAAAATCTGGTACAATAGGTCCAGCTTTCCATCCCACTCGACTATTGAATATTTCTCTTTGACAATTTAAACAAATGGTCTTCAAGTTGACCCAATTGTTATTTTTTAAATTGCCGTCAACGTAGAACACATTGCTTTGTTCTATCAGTTTAAATCTAAATCCACACTTTTCACACTGTGAGCTTTTCTTATATCCGCTTTTGGCCCAAGCGGGCGGTATGGGTTTTAGTTTTTTGCCTTTGCGTAGACATGACGTACACTTGGTACGATAATGGGTGGCGTCGTCTTTGACATAGTTGATGGCCACTGGATTTGTGTTGCATACGGGGCACAATGTTCGGTCTGACATAGCGTATTTAGCAGTCAATCACAGCAAACCTTTGCAAAGGCACCTGCAATAAGGCTTTTTTTTATTTTTAAGCTAAATATTCATAACATGAATTATAAAGGAATATAAACCATGGCACTAGTTTCACCAGGAATTCAAATTTCCATTAATGATCAGAGTCAATTCGTTAACAGTAACGTGGGCTCAGTACCGCTTGTACTATTGGCAACAGCTCAAGATAAAACATACAATAATGCAGCCGCCACAGGTACTAGTAAAGCCAATGCTGGTAAGTTGCTGTCGTTTACTAGTCAGAGAGATCTAGTAACAGCAATGGGTACACCTTCGTTCCAATTGAGTTCTGCAGGTACACCAATCAATGCTAGCGAACTCAACGAATATGGACTACTAACCGCATACAGTGCATTGGGACTGGGCAATCAGTTGTACGCAATACGTGCAGATGTTGATCTAGCTCAACTTACCGGAACATCGACTCGTCCAGTGGGCACAGTTCCAGATGGTAGTTTATGGTTAGATACTGCCAATACAGAATTTGGAATTTATTCATTAGATGCAACAACATCAATGTTTGACCACGTAAGCCCATTGATCATTACAGATGTCAATCAAGTCAGTTATATTACCTATGCTGGTACTCCTAACGTACCAACTCCGCTTACATCAGTTGGTAAACCACATGATCATGCATTGGTCGCAGTCAACACCGCAGCTCATCCATTGAATCAAATACGTTTGTTTGCCAAAACTGACGTTGATTCAGTTACAGTGGCCACTGGCGGCCCAGGTCCCAATGTATGGGTCCAAGTTGGTTCTCCAGAGTGGCAGTTGTTCCTAAGAACAGTAGAAGGAACCACAGTTCCATCATTCACTGGGTCCACTAATACTGTCACTGTCAACACAGTATCGGTCACATTCACTGTATCTGGCGGCATTGCTGCATTTGCTGCAGCAATTAACTCGGCAAGTGTGCCCGGGGTCAAAGCCAAGGTCACTGCCGCAGGAAAACTTAATCTATATGTAACTTCAGCGGCCAAGAGCAACGGATCAACTATTGATGGAAAATTGGTACTAACAGATGATGGCACTTACACACCATTCAGCAAATGTGGCATTGATGTAACCAAGTCTTACTACGCACCTTATTTCTTCTACGGCAGTTATGCTCAACAACCCAGCGGTGGTTGGTTCTCTACAGATACTCAACCACGCCCTTCAGGCAGTATTTGGTGGAAAACCAGTGCAACGGGCACAGGATTTAATGCTGCATTGAAAAAATACAGCTCGTCATTGAATACATGGCAATCAGTTTCGGCACCATTGTACAGTGCCTATAATGATTCAATTTATGGTCTAGACCCAGTGGGTGGCGGTGCAAACATCACGCATGGACAGGTCATTGCCAACTATGCTGTTGGTGATACAACTTATAACATGTTGGCATTTGCTCAACAAATTACCAGTGGCGATACCACTGCTACTGTGGCAACTGGAGATGTTCCAGCTGATTCAACAAACATCACTGGAGCTATGAGAATAGTATCTACATCGCCAGGAACAAGCACTTACACAACCACAACTGTTACCTTGTCTGGAACAACATCTGCTAGTTTTGTCAGTGATATATTATCAGCTGAAATACCATACGTTAATGCCAGATTGAACAATGATGGCACCATCAGTTTAATACACACAACTGGTGGCCAGATTTATTTGGTCAATACCAGCGGAACCCCGTTGCAACAGGCAGGATTTGTACAAAATTCATCGTTGCCCAAACCATATCAACGTACTAACTATACAGTTACTACTGCCACAGGCAATGTTGGTGTTACCAATTGGTATCGAATCGATGATGATATACAATATAAGTCTTCTACCCCATATAGCAATCCAGCTGACGGACGACTATGGTATTACAGCAATCCAGCCGAAGTTGACATCATGATCAACAACGGAACTGCATGGAAAGGCTATCAAACAGTGACATCAGATGCCCGTGGATACAACTTGTCATTGACTGATCCACTGGGGCCTATCGTTAGTGCATCAAGACCAACTAGCCAAACTGATGGCACCCAATTGGTTTCAGGAGATTTATGGTTGGACACTAGTGATTTGATCAACTATCCATCACTGTATCGTTGGAACGGAACAAGCTGGATATCAATTGATAATACAGATCATATATCGTCAAATGGAATTATTTTTGCTGACGCACGTTGGGCAACTAGTGGCACAACTGACACAGTTACCGATGATATTCCAACGATTACGAGTCTTTTAACATCCAATTATTTGGATTTAGATGCTCCAGATTACAGATTATATCCAAAAGGTACATTGTTGTTTAACACACGTCGCAGTGGATATAATGTTAAGAAATTTGTCAGCAACTATTTTAATGCGATTAGTTACCCCAATGACTCTTTGCCCACTGTTAAAAGTGCATGGGTAAGCGAAAGTGGATTAGATGAGAATGGTGCACTAAAGGGCGGATCAAAAGCACAACGTGCAATTGTTGTGGCAGCATTACAAAGTGCCGTTGACAGCAACATTGACGCACGTGAAGAAACATATCGCTTTAACTTGCTGTGTGCACCTGGTTATCCAGAACTGATTGATAATTTGGTCATGTTAAATGATGATCGTTTGAGTACAGGTTTTGTTATCGGTGATGCTCCGATGACATTGGAACCAACTGCAAGTGCATTGAGTGCATGGAGCAACAACTCAAACGGAAATGGGTTGGCAACGGCCAGTCCATATCTAGGTGTTTACTATCCATCTGGTCTATCAAATGATTTGGCTGGAAATACTGTTGCAGTTCCTGCAAGTCATGCAGTACTACGCACATTCTTGTACAATGACAATGTAAGTTATCCATGGTTTGCACCAGCTGGTGTACATCGCGGACTGGTCAGTAACCTAAATGATATTGGTTATGTCAATGCATCCACAGGTGCATTTGTACACAATGGTGTTAATCAAGGCTTGCGTGATACATTGTATAATCTATCGATTAATCCAATTTGCCAGTTGCCTGGCACAGGACTAGTTGTATGGGGACAAGAAACACGTTCAGGAACATCTACCTCTAGAAATAGAGTCAACGTGGTTCGTTTGGAAAATTATCTAAGAACAATATTCAAATCTATTGCCAATGGCTTTATGTTTGAACCAAATGACGCAATTACCCGTAAGACCATTGCAACACAGATTGAAAGTGCATTACATGATGTACTAAGCAAGCGTGGATTATATGACTTCTTGGTAATTTGTGACACAAACAACAACACATCAAGCACTATTGCTAACAATCAACTGTATGTTGACATAGCTATTGAGCCAATGCGTGACGTCGAGTTTATCTACATTCCAATTGCATTGTACAATCCAGGTACAGTGGCCAAATTGGGTGCGGCAAACACCTAAGATAGTGGATAAATAAGAATAACAGGAGAATAATATGGCAGTCGCATCGTTAAGTAAATTTACAGTACCCCTAGCAAATAGTCAGAGTGCAGATAGTCAAGGTCTATTAATGCCAAAATTAAAGTATCGTTTTAGAGCGAACTTTATCAATTTTGGTGTTAGTACCCCAACTACTGAATTGACCAAGCAAGTGGTAGATATCAAGCGTCCAAACGTAAACTTTAATCCAATTACACTTGACGTTTACAACAGCAAGGTATTCTTGCAAGGTAAGCCAGAATGGCAAGAGACATCAGTTAATCTAAGAGATGACAGCACAGGATCAGTTGCTCGACTAGTTGGCGAACAGATTCAAAAGCAATTTGACTTTTTGGAACAGTCAAGTGCCATTGCTGGCATCAACTACAAATTTCAAATGACATTTGAAGTACTAGATGGCGGTAACGGCAACACCATGCCCGGCATACTTGAAGCATGGGAATTAGACGGTTGCTTCTTGAGCAGTGTTGACTACGGTGATATGGCATACAACAGCAATGATCCTGCTCAAATTATGCTGAATATCAAATTTGATAACGCAGTGCAAACAGCTGGTGCTTCGGCCACTAGAACAGTTATTACACAGACTCCAGGACAGTCAGTTAACTAATCATTGATGACGACTATTTTCAACCCGGCATTAAAAAGCCGGGTTTTTTAATGAATAAATAACTGTATGAGCAATAATTATCTTTTAAAGTCAGATGCCACGATGACAGTACGAGATTATCGTCATGCGGCACGAATCTTTACTGATGATAATTTTAGACTAAGTCCCAAATATGGATTTTTATTCTACGTAGAATTTGACTTTAATCCTCTCATCACCAGCATCAGTAACAATGCGGCTCAAGAATTGGGCATGATTGTAAAAAGTGCAACTTTGCCCAAGTTCACTATTGATACAAAAGTACACAATGCCTACAACAGAAAAAATATTGTTCAGAACAAAATCAATTACGATGCAGTAACCATTGTGTTTCATGATGATCAAGCAGACAATGTAAGAAGTTTCTGGTATGACTACTACAGTTACTTTTATCGTGATCCAGACTATGCAGATGCAACTTATGCTGCACAGCACAAATATCAAAGTCGTCCAAGTTTCGACTGGGGCTATAGCCCACGCCCAGCAGTGGGATACAATAACTCAAACAGTACACAGCCCTATCAATACATTCAATCGATACGCATCTACAGTTTGTATCAAGGACAATTCAGTGAATATCAATTGGTCAACCCCATAATCACAAGTTTTAAACACGGGGATCATGTCAACGGTGAAAATAATTTATTGACTCACGAAATGGCAGTGCAGTACGAAACAGTAAAATATCTAACTGGATATGTGACTCGCAACAACGTGGGCGGATTTATTGATCTACACTACGACACTAGTCCCAGTCCATTGGGGAAATCGGCTGAGGTGTCGGACACCATCACTGATCTTGCCAACAATGCAACAGCAGTCAATCCTGCATTACGCACCAACAGTGCATTGCTCAGCACACAACTGAACAAAGCTCAATCAACTGCCAGTGCATTTGGCGGAGTCACTGGTATGACATCGGCATCTATTGCCAACAGCGGTGGTATAAGGATTCCGGGATTTGGCAGTCTTGCCCAGGGAGCTACCAATGCAGGTACTATTAGTCAGCAGTTGCAGTCGGCAGCAACGGGCATTGTTGGAAGTGCAACGGCCTCGTTGGCAAACGGTATAACAGGCGGAATTGCAAAGGGTCTTGGTAAGAATGGAACGGCATATGTTGGTCTAGCGGCCCAGGCCATTGCAAACCCAAGTGCTGCATTGAAGACGGTGGAAAATATGGCTACGCAATATGCCATTGCCAAAGCCAGTGCCTATATCACTGATAAGCTGGTCAATCCATTGGTTGATAAAGCATCGCAATATGCCAGTACTCTTGCTTCAGAATATATTGCAAAACCAATTAGTGAAGCATGGACCAACGTAGTGAATTATGGAGACTATCTATGGAATGGTCCTTCATTTGATAATGGATATGCGGTGGTTGTTTTGGATGAATGATAATAGAATATGACAACAAATCAAATTTCATCAGCAACCAATATAACTGGTCCCGACATATCCACTAGTCCGGTATTGACTGACACTAACAAATATTTCAATAATTTTTATGCAATTAAATTTGACATATCTGCAAATTCAAATGATGCAATATTGGCATTCTTTGAACAGTACACGGACAATAAACTCACAGCAAAAAATCTTTCAGCCGCAGTCATGTATACGGCTCTTGCACAAAATCTAAATCCTTTGGCAGTGCTAAGTGAATTTCAGAACTTGCCAAAAGGCGAACTCAATAATTATTTGATAGCATTTTTAAATGTCAGTAGAGCTCCGACCAGCATATTGGGAGTCAAGGATTCAAAGAGAACCAGCGTGTACGTCTCTAGAACAATACTATTATGAGCAAGTTTGCACAGGGCAAATATCAAATACAAAATCCCGCCAAGTATGTGGGTAACAAGACTCCCACATATAGATCAGGATGGGAACACACATTCATGGCCATGTGTGACAACAATCCAGCAGTGACACAGTGGGCCAGTGAAGCCATACACATCAACTATCGCAATCCGTTTACCAACAAAATGACCATCTATGTGCCGGACTTTTTAATGATATACACAGATGCAGCCGGCAATCAACACGCAGAAGTAATCGAAGTCAAGCCCAAAAAAGAAACAACACTAGAAGATGCGGGAAGTAGTCCAAGAGCACAGGCTGCTGCCATATTGAACATGGCCAAATGGGAAGCCGCCAGAGCTTGGTGCAAGGCACACAATTTGGTCTTTAGAGTTGTCACTGAAAATGATATTTTTCACCAGGGTCGTGCCAAATAAATAAGGTATGACCAAACAACTAGAAGCACTATTTAATCTACCGTCAATCGAAGCCACAGCCGAAGAAACACAATCCATGATTGAAGAAAATCGGGAAATAATTGAACAAGTGGATGAAGCCATAGATAAAATAGATGCTGCTCTTCCCCAAGTACGACAATTGAGTGCAGGCGATGCCGAACTAGATGAGCTGGCCAATTTGGCCAAAAACAAGTTTGAAGATCTCATGGATCTGGGCATGAATGTAGACCCACGCTTTGGTGGTGTTATATTTCAGACAGCGGGCACATTGTTGGGCCATGCCATAACAGCAAAAACAGCCAAATTGGACAAAAAACTCAAAATGATTCAGCTGCAGTTGGCCAAGGCCAAGCACGATCATCAAGTCAAAAAAGATGCGGGCAAAGAAGTAGAAGATGTGCCCATTGACGGACAAGGTATTGTGCTGGATCGGAACGAATTATTAAAGCAGATATTGGGCAAGAATAACAAATAGTTATTTTACACTAAATATCTAACAGAGGATTATATTGATGAAACCATTTCAGTCATACATATTTGAGCTAAACAAACCCTACGAATTTCGTATCAAGTTGGCCACAATTGAGCCCAAAGGCGAAGTCATGGAGCAGATTAAAAATGCTCTCAACACATTCCAATTGGAAAGTGTGAGTGCTGTCAAAAGCCTGCCAATTCAAGAGCATCGTGAGTTTCCCAAATGGGGTGCATGTGAGTGCTGGCAGTTTGATATAAAAATTGCATACCCAACGACAGCTACCGGTGTTAGACAAATCATCAAAGAACGTGCTCATTTAAATCCAGACTGGATTTGTGTACGCAATTTGAATGAAGCAGTTGACACCGAAGAAGCAGAAGCATACGGACATGATCATGAAGGTGCCATACTAACCGAACCCGAATTGAAGGCGGCCCCAGATGGCCAAAGTTACGCCGGACAGGCTCGAGTTGGCAGTTTGATGAAGGAACTAGAAAGCCGTAAATTAAATGTTGCGGCCGCCAGCACAGCCAAAGGCAAAGACACCAACGGTACACCCACTGGCGATGTTAGCCCAATGACACAACAAAACAAAGTTTATAATCCGCAAAAAGGAAACAAATAATGAGCCACCACGACGACAATCTATATACCATTCTTGGTAAACTGGCTGCACTACAGCCCACAGAACAACAAAAGCATGATGCTGTTGTAAAACAGATCTATGAAAGTGTTGAAGCTCGAGGCTCAGTGCTAGAAGGCGTCAGTGCTGTTGAAGCCCGACTGACAGAAAAGTACATGGGATTTGACAAAACAGTAAGTGCTTTGAAGAAACAAGGCGGAATCGACAATCCTGAGGCCCTAGCTGCCAGCATTGGTCGTAAAAAGTATGGAAAGAAGAAATTTCAAAATGCTGCCGCCAAGGGCAAGAAACTAGGCGAACAAGGTGTGGCGGAAGGTGGCTATGAACATCCTCCTATGCCTGATGACTATTATGGTAAGGACAATAAAGAACCTATGGGTAGTGATGATAATTATGATGATGAGATGGCGGAAGGTGCTGATAGCGAAGAACTTGCTGATGAAGTATATGCAGAGTTTGAAAGAATATATCCTAATCTGGCACGCCGGGCAGACGAACGCACAGTTCACGCCGCTATCATTGATGTATTGAACTACGGTGGAGACAGTAACCCAGGTGCCCTGGCACAAGATGTTGCCCGTGCAGTCAAGCGTGATATGCAACAAGGTGTGGCGGAAGGTGAAAAGCCACATCCAGTCGAGTTAGACATGATTGGCAAGACACGTGAGTTGGGTGTACAAAATCGTACCAAGGCTGTGATGGCCAAGAATGCACAAAAAGCTGCAGAGCCAAAAACAGCATTCCAACATGCCAAGAAAGTGATTGGCGAGCCATTGGGCAAGTTGGCCCGTGGCGACATCAAGGGTGCTTTGAGTGAGAACAATAGACGTGCAACACCTGGAGTATATTTATATACCGATCAGGACAAAAAAGTGGCTATTACAGATATAAAACTAGATGTTCTTGATTCAGGCAAAGACTTTGGCGAGCTGATAGTAAAGTTCAATAAAAGTTCTTGGGATATACGTAAAGATGGATTAATTTATGGTGATCAAACATTTATGGGACAGCTACAAGATTTCTTAGATAAGCACGGTCTAGCTGGTGCAGATGTTGATTATAGCGAACAGGGTATGCAGAGTAACGACTATGTCAGTTGTGATGTGGGTGAAGATTTTATTGCCAGTTGGGAAGCCAAGTTTGGTGAAATAGAAGTACTAGACGAAGGTCCAATTGCCGACAAGGTCAAGAAGGGCGTTGCTGCAGCCGCAATGGTGGGACTAGGTGCCGGAGCAATGAATCCTGACAACTATAGTCACCGAACTCCCACGCCTACACAGGCCAAAGCACAACAACAAGCTGCTGAAAAAGCCAAGACCAAACAGTCGGACGATATGAACGAAAGTGGATTGATGGCATCTATAGGCAGAAAAAAACATGGTGAAAAATACATGAGAGATGCTGCAGAATTGATGCGTAATGGAGGCACCCAAAAAGAACTCGGAGCTCTCAGAGATAGAGAATCTCTTGCATACAAAAACAAGAAAAAAGTCAAAGAAGGTGATGTAGTACACAAAGGCAAATACGGTAACCAAGGAAATTATACTGGTGCAACCGGTAGCCTACCAAAGGTGCAACCTGATCCAGTAGATACCAAATTCAACACCAAAGGTATTGCTGGTTTGATTGGTAAGAAGCCTGGCAACAAAGACATTGGACGAGTCACACATCGTCAAAAACACGAGTGGGACAACAGCCCAGAAGAAGTTGATGAAATGTTTTACTACGATACCAAGGGTGCCAAAGACAGCGGCAGACCAGATGAGCTGGCACGTCGTGCTAAACTGGGCCAAGCTCCATTGGCTAGCAAGTATGGCAAAGAGTACAAAGAAAAAGATCGGTACGGTGACAGGTATAAAATTGCAGGACCAAAGCACAAACTACCAGAAGGCAACGATCCTTTTGCCAACGTTGATCCAAGAGTTGCCAAACCAACTATTCCTGGCACAAAGAACAAGGCCAAGAGTGCATACTATCCCTCTAACAAGCCTGGTCCAGTTAACAAACTAGACAAGCCAACCAACAAGTACGACAATGTTAAAAATGAAAGTCGTAAACTTCAAATTGCCGAAGGCATCAACTTTGCCGAAATGATGAAAGAGACTGATGGCACCGTGTCTGAAATGTTGAATGAGTTGCAAAAAGACATCAACGCATTCAAGCAAACTGGTCATTGCAGTGACAAGTTGGAAGCATTTTTGAAAATACACAACCATGGCAAAAAGCTGATGGGCGAAGCAGTACCAAAAGGTCCCAGCTTTGCACCACAACATGGTATGCCAGAAAAAAATGTAAGCCCATTTGAACCAAGTCGTACACAGGGACCTGCACCTGGTGCAGTAAGTCGTGCAATGGATATTGCCAAAAAAGGCATTGATGCACTGACAGGACCAGATGATGCAGGTCATTTGCAAAATCTCAAAGACAAAATGTACAAAGAAGACTCTGCACTAAACGAATTAGCACGTTTGGCAGGATTGAAAGTTGATGAGTCCGAAGAAGTTTGCATGGAGTGTGGCATGTACGAAAGCAAATGCAGTTGCGAAAAATGCATGGAGTGTGGCATGTACGAAAGCCAATGTGGTTGTACAGAAGGGTTCAATAAGTTTACTAGTCTATTGAAAGCCACACCCAAGGGTGGCGAATTTGAAATTGATGGTCGCAAGTATCGTGACACCAGCAACTTAGAAGAAAACGCCGACTATGGTGCTCCAGTTGATCAAGAAAGCAACATCAATATTTCTACCAACATCAATACCAACGGACACAAAGATGTTACTATCAATGCAACTGGTGAACAAGCTTCCGAACTGTTACAGATGTTGAAAATTGCCGGACTTGGTGGCACAGACAAAGCACAAGAATTACAATCGCTTGACCTAGACGGTGAAGGTGATGAAATGTGCGAGCCCGGTGTTGAATTGAGCATTATGGAACCAGAAATGGAAGTTGACGAAGATCTTGCCAACAATCCAGTTGAAGATTACTACTCAATGAAGGCCAGTACCATGCGTCCAGGCGAAGGCGACTTTGGCGAGAAAAACATGTACGGTGGATTGGGTGACAACCCAATGACACAACGACCCGACCGTCCGGCACAGCCAGTGTTGGATTTAGCAGAAGAACTTGCTGCTGAATACGAAAGTATCAAAAAGCAACTATAAACAAAAGGGCATTTAGGTGCCCTTTTTTATTGACTGCACCAACTGTCTGTAAATAACATTGCCATGTTAACCTATTCATTTCCTTTCTGTGCAGTTTCGGATATCGCCGATCAAGATATTGTTGCATCAATATCTATAACTTCCAAGCATCTCAATAGTTCTGCAACAAAAACAGTATCATTGAAAACATTGACGTGGGATACTCAAACTCCGATGGATTCGATATCGGTAGATATTTCAACTGATCAAATATTTTTAAAGCAATTTGAATTTGAAATAGCTGTAAAATCAAACAAGAGCACACCCGTACTATTTTTTCATCCCGTCTTGCTCAATAATACATACAAGTTTGATCTACGTCCGATGTCTCAAAAAATTATCAATGCCGAATTTGATACCAATCACATGTGGTACAATTTGCCATTAAAACACAGTGAACGTGCTGTATGTATTTTAAGGTTAAGAAAACTGGCCGACACAGTGGACGATATTGCAGATTTTTTAAAGGATAAAATTGAATACAAAGACACGTTGACCTACAACATAAGAGAAGCAACAAAACCCACACTATCAGCTGATGAAAATATTGAATATTATTTAGGTAAAGATAGATATAAAAATTTATTCTTTTCTCCCAGCTTGCCTGCTGCTAATGATATTTCACCCAGGGCACTGTCTTCTGATTTGGTCAACATGTCACAGTACGATACCGATAAAAAAATTGAATACAAATTTAACAATTTGGGCTATCGATCAAATTTTGATTATGTGTTGGAAGATCTCAAAAAACAAAAAATCATCTTGTGTCTGGGAGACAGTGATGTGTTTGGGGCATTTAATCCATTGGATGTCATTTGGCCTAGTCAACTGCAAAACAAATTAGAAGCACAAGTTTTAAATTTTGGAATTCGTGGAATCAGTAGTGATGGCATGACTCGGGTCGGCGTCAGGGCAATCGAAGCATTACAGTCTAGTATAGTTGCAGTATGTGTACATTGGCCGCCACCTGCTCTCAGAGAGTTTGTGAGTAAAAAATTCAAATGTGGAGTTCATACACACAGGAATTATCATTTGCCATATGATGATTGGTGGAAACACATTGACTGGCAAAGTAACAATTACAATTATTATAAAAATCAAATACTATTATCTAGCGTGTGTAGCAAGTACGGTATTGCCTATTTTGATTTAATATGCAACAAAGATGATCCCACTGTGCCATATGATGCAACACAATACGGAGTATATGAATCGTTTGGTCCTGCAACACATACTGCTATGGCCAACTATTTTTACAAGAAAATAACTGGTCAACCCAGTTTATTTCAAAGCCTGCAGTCGTAGTTTAACCGGGTAAAACACAGCACCCCCGCTGAGAAGAAGGTTCGAAGCCTGCCCGACTGCTCCAAACGCATAAATAACTGTATGAAAATAAAAGATATCATCAGTGAAGATCGCAAGGGAGATTTGCCAGACGGTGCAGCAGCAAACAGCACTGGTATCGTAAGATTCCGTGACAAAGGCGGATACGATCGTACCAATCACTTGAATCGCGTGTGGATGGCCACTGCATGTCATGATGGTAAAACAGACCAAGCATTGTCCAAAGAAGTAATGGATCCAGCCAGTTGGGTTGAAAAATACAATACAGCCCATCCTTATACCAGGGAAGAACACAATATGATACAGGGTGCATTGAAAACAATCGGTGCAGAATCAGATCAATTGGTACCACACGGTAAAAGCGAAGAACATCATGAGACACACAAACACAGTCCACATCGCAATCCTGGCCCCATTGTGTTGAAACGCAAAGGTGTTGAGATTGCCTCAAAGAAAAAATGAAACAGTATAAAATTACTGCGGCAAACTTTGCTCAGCAGAGCGAACCTGATGCAGTGATGGATGCTGCAGATCTAAATCAATTACGCAAATTGGCAGGACTCACTGAAACCAGCCCCGTGCCTGGCGGTGCAATGACAGTGGGCGGCAATTTGTCTGGTGCACCACAGGCCACAGAAACAGGCATCGAAAGTCCACTTGGTAGCAACATCAGCTACACTGCCAAAGAGCGTAGAGATCTGGAACGTGAGTATCACGCTCAACCTGGAACTGATCTTTGGTTCCTTATCAATTTTACCAAACCCTACTTAAACGGCAGTCTCAAAGATCAAATCGAAAAGTACCTAAGTAAGAACCCTCAGTATCGCCAACGCCCGAATCCGGGGGAGTGATGCCCAAATATTTGTACCAAGATTCGTGCGGTACATGAATTTTCCTATTACGCCATTTGTTAACTAGACTATAATAGTCTGGCTTGTAGGGCATACGTATGGGCTTTCTCAACTTGCTGCCTTTACGATGATTGCAGGGTTTGCAACTGGTTGTGCAGTTTTCAAAGTTGGTCATGCCACCAGCCATCCTGGGCACAACATGGTCAATGGTCAATTCCTTGCTGGGAAATGTTTCATCACAGTATTGGCAAGTGTACAAGTCACGTAGATACATGTTGGCTCTACTAAACTTTACTGCCTTTTTATAATTAAAATATTCTTTGGTGACACATACACTGGGAACACTAATACTCAAATGTTCACTGTGTATGACCCAATTGTCGTAGGATTCTAAAATAGTGACCCTATCCAAGAAATATAATTTTATAGAATGTTGCCAATTGATAACACTAAGTGGCAAAACAGAAATTGGTTCGTAATTGGAATTTAACAATAAGGTGTTTGACATTTTCGAATACTTTTAAAATAAGTGTTAAATATACTTATATTATATGATGAATAGCAATGAGTAAAGAACTAGAAACAGCCATTATAAAAACGCCGTATCAACGTGCAACTTATACAGAGCAGCAGATTCTAGAGATTGCACGATGTGCTGACCCAACAACTGGGCCAGAATACTTTATGGACAATTATTTTTATATTCAGCACCCAACAAAAGGTGCCATACAATATCATCCTTTTGAATATCAAAAAAGACTAATTGAAACTTATCATAGCAATAGATATGCCATAGCTATGATGCCAAGGCAAACTGGCAAGTCAACAAGTGCCGCAGGATATTTGTTGTGGTATGCCATGTTTGTTCCTGACAGCACAATTCTTGTGGCAGCTCACAAGTATCTGGGGGCTCAAGAGATCATGCAACGCATTCGATATGCCTACGAGAACTGTCCAAATTTTGTACGTGCAGGTGTCACAAGTTACAACAAAGGCAGTTTGGATTTTGAAAATGGAAGTCGCATAGTAAGTCAGACAACAACAGAAAATACAGGTCGTGGTATGTCAATATCATTATTGTATTGTGATGAGTTTGCTTTTGTTCGACCCACTATTGCGTCAGAGTTTTGGACATCCATTACACCTACACTGGCAACTGGTGGTAAATGTATTATCACAAGTACACCCAACAGCGACGAAGATCAATTTGCACAGATTTGGAAAAGTGCCACCAACTGTTTTGATGAAAATGGCAATGAAACTGTTCTGGGCAAAAATGGATTTAGAGCATTCCGTAGTGCATGGCAGGAACATCCTGATAGAGATCAGGCATGGGCAGATCAAATGTTATCACAACTGGGCGAAGAACGTTTTAGACGCGAAATGGAATGTGAATTCATTATATTTGATGAAACACTGATCAATCCCTTGCATTTGGTTGAAATGGCAGGCCTTGATCCAATTGAACGTCAAGGTCAAATACGTTGGTATAAGAAGCCACAGAAGGATTGCACCTATGTGGTTGCCCTTGACCCCAGTCTGGGCACGGGCAGTGATCCTGCAGCCATACAAGTACTTGAATTGCCGGGACTGAAACAAGTGGCAGAATGGTGTGATAACAAAACCATTGTGCAACGACAAGTCATCATCATGAAGGAAATATGTCAATATTTGTCTGACACAGTGGGCATCAACAGCGTGTACTACAGTGTTGAAAACAACACACTGGGTGAAGCAGCACTGGTTGCGATATCCGAGATTGGTGAAGAAAATATACCTGGAATATTTTTAAGTGACCCTAAAAAAGGAGCAGCGGGCACTAGATACCGCAAAGGCTTTACAACTGGTCACAAAAATAAATTGTCAGCATGTTCAAAATTAAAAAGTCTAGTTGAAACAAAACGCATAGCCATTGCCAGTAAACCATTGATCAGTGAGCTCAAGTCCTTTGTGGCCAGAGGATCAAGTTATTCTGCAAAAATAGGAGAGCATGATGATTTGGTCATGGCCATGATATTGGCCATTAGAATGATACAGTTATTGCAAAACTTTGATGCAAGCATGGATGCAGAACTACGTGACAGCATCGATAACTTCATTGAACCTATGCCCTTTATACTGATATAACACATAAATATTACTATGTCTAAAGAAATTGAATCCATATCCGCTGCATTATTTGATAAAATCCGTTCACGATTTGCTCCTGTGACCCTGGGCGACGAAAAAGCCAAAGCCACAGATAATCCTGAAACAGCACGATTTTTTAACTTTACCTACTCCAGCAATGCAGTGGCCAATGATGCAGATTCTGACGTAGCTGATCCAATTCCTTTTGGTAAAATCACAGTTAGCTTGATTGATGAAGAAAGTTTGAAAATTTACTTTAGTCAAAACATCACTAGAAACATGGATGAAAGCCAGCGTAAAGAATGGTATCAGTTTTTACGGAACCTACGCCAATTTGCACGTAGAAATTTGTTAAAGTTTGACACCAGAGATATTACCAAGAGCAATCTTGATGTCAGAGATATCAAACAGCAAGCCCGCACAGATGATGTATACAATGTTGACGAGATTAAAATCACTGAAAGCAGATTGTACGGTACACCAGGTCGTCCCTACAACAGTGTGGCCGAAGCAGGCAAAACCCGAATACTGGTACGCCACAGAGACCGAATCAATGATGAGGTGCGTGGAGCACGTACTAGAAAGATTGAAGAAATCTTCTTGGAAACAGATCGTGGTGAGCGTTTCTTGTTGAGCCACACTAATCTACACGCGGCATATGCCATGGCTGAACACTTGAACCAAGGTGGCACAGTGTACGATGGCATTGCAGAAGCAATTGATGACATGGTCACAGAAATGAATGCCATGAAACATTTTGTTCGTGGTACCCGACTACGCGAGTTTGAAGATCAAGAAACAGCAGAGATGACTCAGGCCGCAGTCAAACACTATGAGCGTTTAAAAAACACACTGAAGAGATTACGTAGTCCAAAACAATATAATGAGTTTGCGTGTAACTATACACCGCCTACTCCTGTTGAAGAAGAAATTGACGTGGCAGCATTGCGTGAGAGATTTGTTAAAAAGGTCTATGATGACCGATTTGAAGATGCATTGCCCATTGTGTTCAGAGAATACCAACGTCAGAAGATGGAAGCGGCCGGACAAGTTGTCATGGAACTAGATGAGTGGGCCAACTATGTGATGGAAGAGGAGTTGCCTAGCGATGATAAGATTCAAGCACTGAACAAGTTGTTGCGGGCACCGGTTCGAGCAGGCATCAATGGTATTGACGCCATATCACAACTAAAAAGATTATTGCCCACATATCACATAGATGAATTAACAGATACCATAGCGGACTATGCAGGTGTTGGTGGACAAGGTCCAGATGCTGATGTACGAGCAATCATCAAAGTTTGGTTGAATACGCACATGCCCGAAGTGCTAGATGATGTGGAATTTGGCAAAGACGATCAAGATGATGCACAAACCAATTATGCAACACCAGTGAGCCCACAACAAGCCAACCCAACTGATCAGTATGGTGCAACTGGCATGGATGAACCCAATGTAAACGAGTCTGATGACATGGGTTTCTTACGCAGGCTGGCTGGGTTGAAACGTTAATATACCATAAACAATCAATTTACTCAAAGGCACATAATTTTGTGCCTTTTTCTTTGACAAGCATAAATAATAGTGTATACTGCGGGAGTGCTGTATACATTTAGGCACATTTTAAAGACCATCTTAATTTATAAAGGAAATACATCATGGCAATGACATTAGCAGAAATTAGAGCAAAGCTTCAAGCAAACGAAAACCGCGGCCAAAGCGGTGGTAAATCTCAAGGCGACAACGCCATTTACGCACACTGGAACATTCCAGAAAATACAACAGCTCGCGTAAGATTCCTTCCCGACGCAGACACTAAGAACTCATTCTTTTGGGTTGAACGTGCAATGATTAAACTTCCATTTGCTGGCGTCAAAGGCCAAGCAGACAGTAAGCCTGTTGTTGTGCAAGTACCTTGCGTTGAAATGTGGGGTGAGGCATGTCCAATTCTTGCAGAAGTTCGCCCTTGGTTCAAAGACCCCAACTTAGAAGAAATGGGTCGCAAGTACTGGAAAAAACGCAGTTACTTGTTCCAAGGTTTTGTTCGTGATAATCCATCGGGTGACGACAAAACACCAGAGAACCCAATTCGTAGATTTATTATTAGCCCACAGATCTTTAACTTGATCAAGAATGCATTGATGGATCCAGACATGGAAAACTTGCCAACTGACTATGCAGGTGGACTTGATTTCAACATCAAAAAGACCAGCAAAGGCGGATATGCAGACTACAATACATCAACATGGGCACGTAAAGAAACTGCACTGACTGCCGAAGAAGCAGAAGCTGTTGAAAAATTTGGTTTGTATAACTTGCAAGACTTTTTGCCCAAGCGTCCGGGCGAAGTCGAACTCAAAGTTCTTAAAGAAATGTTTGAGGCCAGCGTAGATGGACAACCATACGATCCAGATCGTTGGAGCAACTACTACAAGCCAAGTGGCTTCCAAGGTGGAGCAGGTGTTGATGCAGATGCATTGCCAGCAGCAACCCCAGTTGCACAGGCCAAGCCAGCACTCAGCGTTGTTAACAAAGCAACAGTCGATGAAGAACCCCCATTTGATGTAGATGAAACTCCTACCCCAACTGCACCGGTTGTAGCAGAAGCTAAACCCAGCAGCCAACGTGCCGAAGACATTTTGGCAATGATTAGAAACCGTAAAACTACTTAAACAGTAGATGCTTGTGTCGGCAGGGGTTACGGTCCCCTGCCTCCTTGATTATGTTTTCATATATTGATCCCATCCTGTTTCCAGACCAGCTGAAGGTATATGAACTTACCGAAAATCAATACGTCTATCCCATATACAAAAATGCCAGCAGTACCATTGGCAAGATTGCTATAAGAGAATTAAACTATTTTGAAATAAAAAAATTAGACAAAATTGACATCTATCTTCGTGATCCATTTGAGCGTTATGTCAGTGGAGTTCAAACATATCTAAGATACCATCCTGACCTAGATAGAGAAACCGCATTAAAATTTATTAGTGAATTTTTATTTTTAAATAGTCATTTTAATCTACAATTTCACTGGGTTGTAAACTTGTCTAGAATGACAGATGCCCACGTAAACTTCAGGCATATAAATGAATTATCCAGTGTGACACACGAAGTTTGGAATGCATTGACTCGTGATCAAATGCTAATAGATCGTTTCAGTCAAAATAGTAAATTGTCTTACTATCTACAACTGGATAAAATTCTTTATGAAGAACTTATGGGACAGACTTTGGCATTTAGAGCTATTGGAAGATATATTAAAACAAAACATCAATACTTGTACGAAGAAATTATTCAACGCAGTAGAGAAATATGCACTGCCCTAGACTAGACCATTTTGTTCGCTTTAATCCTACTGGCACTGTAAGTAGATGTGGGCATATGATTGCGGCCCCTGAGTTCAACTCCCTTGATGAATTGGAGTCAAGTCTTTGGCTTCGCAATGTCAAGTTATATATGCACAAGGGCATATGGCCCAAAGAATGTCAGCGTTGCAAACAAACTGAAAGCATCAACGGAACCAGTATACGAACACACAGTATTAAATTCGACGCAGAACAAACACAACAGGATTATTTGATAGTAGGTGGTGTGCTGGACAATGTATGCAACAGTGCCTGCATGACTTGCAATGAGAATCTAAGCACCAAGATTGGTAGCCTACGATCTCGACAATTTCCCATAGTGGATAACAGTGATCGCTTTTGGCAGTTGCCATTGGATCGTGTGGTGCACTTGGATATAAATGGCGGGGAACCCAGTTACAGTAAAAAATATCGACACATATTGGCAAACTTGCCCGCCAGTATTCAAAGTGTCAGACTCAATACCAACTGTAGTACTGTGTTAACTGAATTGTTACCACTAGCGGAACGTGGAATAGATGTCACAGTCACAGTCAGTTTTGATGGTATAGGCGAAGTGCATGACTTTGTGCGTTGGCCTATCAAATGGGATGAGTTTTATAAAAACTTAATGATATACCGTACCATGCCCGTACGATTAAATTTGTGGACCACAGTCAGTGTGTTAAATCAACATCAGTTATCTGAAATAATAGCATTTGCCAAACAACACGAAATTGATCATGAGTATGCGTATTTGAAAACTCCCACAGTACTAGCAGTAGAGAACAAAGACCAAGACTCAATTAATAGATATATACAAGAACAAAAACAATTGAGAGGGTTGCTATGAATCAATACTATCTTGTGCCGGATTGTCCCAACTACCAAGAAATCAATCAAGATCTCAAAGATTATGTAACGTCATATACCACACTGTTGACCAAGTCTGAAGAATATCAATATGCCAATTTTCCCGACCGCTTTGGCAAGGATATGAAACACTTTGTTAGTAAAAATCTCAAGTTGCTGGATTGGTTACGACTACAAGGACTGGTACTACGTGACGCATACTTTACTTTAGCATGGACCATATCCATTCCTGACTATCCTGAGTCCAGCTGTCCCATACATTTAGACAAGCCGCCTGTATATTGGAAACTGAATTGGCCCATAATGAATATGGACAGAACATCAGTTAGATTCTATGAACCTAAAGATCCCACAGTTGACGTGAGCACACTGGTGACACGCAAAGGTGACGCTAACAGCAAGGATCGAGATGTTTATCAACTTGAATACAGAGACTTCAACGAGGTGTGTAGACACGACTTCGCAAAAAATCAACCCATATTTATGAATGGGCAAGTGGCTCATGACATTGGATTTTACCAAGACCCTGTGTTTCCTAGAATCGGATTACAAGGTATGTTTTTCAAAGAGCCCACGCACCTATTATGAAAATAGCAATCACAGGTGGTACTGCCGGAATAGGACAGGCATTGGGCAACGAATATGAAAGTCGAGGGCATGAAGTTTTGCGACTTAGTCGTCGCAAAGGGCACAATATAAGAGTAATCCCAAAAATTGCAGAGTTAATTGAGCCATGCGATGTTTTTGTTAACAATGCTCAAATAGGATATGCTCAAACGGAATTGTTATTTGAAATGGCTCGACGTTGGGAAAATACCGGTAAGCACATCATAGTCATAAGCACAATAATGACGCAAAGTCCAGTGAGCACATTGCCCGGGCTTGATATGGATGCGTATCGTGTACAAAAAATTGCACTAGAGGAAGCGGTAAAGCAATTACGCTATCGCCGAATGGGAATCAACTTGACTCTGGTTCGACCTGGTAATATAGCCACAAGTCCTGATAAAACAGTGCCACCTGCAGCTGATGTCAATGTCTGGGCCAGCATATTGGTGCATATGTTGGACATGGCTCGATCAAACAATTTAACTATTCCGGACATCAGCTTGGGGCCAGCAAATCAATGACACCCAAGGACATGCTGACCAATCCATATTTTTGTCCAATGCCCTGGACCGGATTAATGTATAACCTTGACGGTGTTGTTAAAAACTGTATACGCAGTGCCGATAAACTGGGCAACATCAAAGACAACTCAATTGAATCAATATTGATTGACAACAATGGTATTAGACAACAGAATATTGTAAATCATAAACCTGTACCAACTTGTCATACCTGTTATGATATAGAACAGGGCAAAAAGGGATTTGATCACATCAGTGATAGAGTTTTTTACATACGTGAATTAAAAACAGTGCCAACTGACACGTATCAAGTTGGCAACTTTGATTTGCAGACTGTTGATGTTCGTTGGTCCAATTTATGCAATCAAGCCTGTGTCTACTGTAGACCAGAGTTTAGCAGCAAGTGGGCCAGTGAGTTAAAAGTAAAACTGGATGTGCCAACACAAAAACAGTCAACAGATTTTAAAGAATACATATTCAATAATGCACGAAAACTCAAACATGTTTACATGGCCGGCGGCGAACCATTGCTAATGAAGGAAAATTTAGAACTATTAGAACTACTGGATCCATCGGTTAACTTGCGTGTCAATACCAATTTGAACAAAGTGGACACAAGGATATTTGAACGCATATGTGAATTTAAAAATGTGCAATGGATAGTGAGTTTAGAAACGATAGAGCAAGAATATGAATACATACGTTATGGCGGAAAATGGTGTGATTTTCTTGACAATTTAAAAATTATCAAACAGCTGACGCATAAAATAAGTTTCAACATGCTACATTTCTTGTTGAATTATCGATCAGTGTTTGATTGCGTAGCTTTTCTTCAAGCACAAGGTTTTCACAACAACAGTTTCATCATTGGACCGTTGTTAGGTCCAGAATACTTGAATATACGCCATTTGCCCGATAGTGCCATTGATGAAGTAAAAACTATATTGACAACAAAACTTGCAAATAAACCAGGATACTTGCTAGAAGACAGTTATAAAAATATGCTGAGTTATTTAGACAAATCTTTCAATAAAAATTTATCCAACTCATTTGAACAAATTGCCAATTTGGATGCTAGGAGAAATTTAGACAGCAGTAAAATATTTGCGGAGTTGTATGAATACCGTTAACTCAATTGGTTTTGCTCTGGATCCGGCCAATGTGCCGGCATTTTTGCTAGATTGGGAAGTGACCAAACGGTGCAACTTGGATTGTAAATATTGTGGCACTATACCCGAGTGGGGTCTACATGCAGGACATGACAACAATACTGAACACCCGCCACTGGAAGAATGTTTACAGTCCATTGACTTTATGTACCAGTATGTCAACGAATACATGAAGTATAAGAAGCCAACCCAACGCAAAGTTATACTGAATGTGTATGGAGGTGAAAGTTTATTCCATCCAGACATTGTTGAGATACTTAAAGAATGCCACAACAAATACGAACAGTATCAGGACAGTTGGCATCTAACAATTACTTGTACCACCAATGCAGTAGTTGGAGCCAACAGATGGGCAGAAGTAATTCCTTTAGTTGATGAATTTACAGTGAGCTATCATGCCGAAAGCTTGCCCAAACAAAAGCAACAATATTTGGATAATATACTGTATCTT